TCAGCTGTTCAGCTGCTGCATGATTTTCCTGACCTCGCTGCTGGAGTATCCCTCCTTGAGCAGCTGGGTGCGGATGGCCGTATCACTGCGGCCCTGACTGCGCATCCTCGCCGCGCTGTACGGCACGGTGCCGCCGCTGGAAACGCCGCTTTTGCCCACCTTCAGGCCGGTGTCACCCGTCAGGCTGCCGCGCTTCGCCGCTGCATCGGCGCTGGCTTTTTCGGCAGTCCGGCTGGCCTTTTCCTGCTTGGCTGCCCACTGGCTCTTGCTCAGGTCCAGCCGCTCTGCCGCAAGAGCATTGCTGACCTGCTGCTGGCGGAGTTTGTCCTGATATTCCTGCTGCGCCTGCTCGTTTTTGTACTGCTGCTGTGCCAGCTCATCCTGCCGCAGCTGCTCCTGCATTTTCTGCTTCCATGCCGTGTCGGCCCGTTCGGCTTCATAGGCGCGGTTGCCTGCATAGATGTTGTACCCGGTGTTCAGCAGGCTGCCTGCCATGCTGCCCAGACCCGTGGTGCCGGTGATGGCCAGCTGGGCCGCATCGCCCAGAAGGCCCAGCACGGTCATCACATTGTTGAAGCCCTGCTGGCGGCGGGCCGCCTCCTGCTGTTCCTGTGCCGCGTAGTAACCGTACAGGCTGTCCAACTGGCCCAGATAATCCTGATAGCGCCCGTAATCCTGGGTGTAAGCCGTGTTGTAGGCATTGCCCTTTTGTTCCAGCTGGGTGTAGTAATCCGCCAGCTCCCGCTCATACTTCTGCTGGGCATTCTGCTCCTGCCCGTTCAGCTGGTCGATCTGCTCCACCAAGGCATCGCCGCCGCTCTGGTAGGTATCCAGCGCCAGCCGGTACAGCGTGGGGATGGCCTCGCTCAGTGCACCGATCTGCTGCTGGTATGCCTGCCGGGCCGCACTGGCCGCGTAGCTGGAACCATAGCCGCCGGTCAGGGCAGCGGCCTGCGCCGCCGCGTCGGCACTGGCGTTCTGGGCATTCTGGGTGTACAGCTGGGCGTACTGGCGGTACAGTGGGTCGGCACCATAGCTGTAACTGAATTCCTTCCGGTCCAGCAGATCCTCCATCAGGCCGTCAATGCGGCCCTGATAGGCGCTCTCGTAATCGCCGGGGCGGTTGGCCTGCCACTGCTTCAGGTCGCTGGCCGCGTCCGTCACCTCCTGCGAGGGCCGGTACTCTGCCGAAGCCAGCGCGTTTTCCACATCCTGCCGGTTTTTCAGCCCGCCTGTGGTGTACTCCTGCTTCTTTTTCTCGCTCATGTCTCCTCCTTTCCCAAACTGCCGGAAAGCCTGCCCCGCAGCTCCTCCGAGAAATTCTCGGTGTCCAGATTGCAGAGCACATACTGCAATTGCTCCTGCATCTGGTACAGATAATTCCGCAGGGCCCGGGCATCCTCCGGATCCATATTCTCACTCAGCCTGGGCAGGCCGATCTTGCCCAGGCCCGCAATGCTTGCCATGGTTCATCCCTCCAGTTCCATCCAGTTCCCCTTTGCCCCGCTGAAGGTCTTGGCCAGGCTCCGCAGGGTGATCTGCCCATAGCCCCACAGCCGCAGCCGGAGCGAGGCGCACCGCCGGGGCACAAGGTGCAGATCACAATTGCGGCGCGGGCCCTCCACTGTCAGGGCAGCGGCGTTCTCCCAGGGGCCGCCGTCATAGCTCACTTCCACAGTCACCTGGCTCCTGCAGGCGGCATCCAGCCGCAGCGTCAGCCGGGAGAGGTACCGCTCCTCGGGGCTGTCCAACCCCAGATCTCCGGTGGTCAGGGCAAACTCCACGCCCTGTTCCGTTCCCTCGCTTCTCTGCCCTGCCGTTTCCCGGCTGGGGTCAGCGGCCCAGAGCGCCCGGCCATCCCAGAGATAGAGCTGCCCGCCGGTGCTGGCCATCTCAAAGGAGCAGACATCCTCCTCGTGCCAGAGGCCCCGCTCGGTATCATAGACCAGCAGCCGCACCTCGTTTTCCCGGCTGACATGCAGATAATACCGGCCATCCAGCGCGCCGCCCACAGCCTGCTTCACATTGGCAAGCCGCCCGGCATCCAGCGCCGCCGACACCTTGGCCGGGATGCTGCCGTCCCACGCCATCACGCCGTCGGGCGAGAGATAATACAACGTCTCGTTCAGCACGCAGAGACTGCGGGCCGCGTTTCTGGCCACGCCCCGGCAGCGCAGGGAGCTGAGCTGGAAATCCGAGGGCTTGGAGCCGTAGAGCTTGTGCAGGGTGTTTTCCTTGAAGAACAGCGCATAGCCCATGCAGGTGGCCGCGCCGGTAAAGGGGCCGTCGCTGCCCACGGTCACGGCATAGCTGTCTGCCGCGATGCCCCGGTAGGAGAACCAGTTGGTGGGGTCGCCCAGCTTGCAGGCGTAGATGACATTCTCGCTGCTGGAACAGCCCCACACCCGGTTGTCGCACTCGGTCAGGTACTCAAGGTCGGGCACCCGGCGCTCCGCCTTCACGCTCTCCGCCGGGAAATACTCTTCCCGCTGTGTGCCGTCCATGCTCACCCAGACAGCACTGCTGCCATTGTGGACAAGCCTGCCGTAAAAGTGTTCGCCGCCCGGGTCAGCCCGCAGGCGCAGGGTGGTCTCGGTCACACCGTACACGATGCGGTCGCCGTCCAGCCCGGCCCACTGGCCTGCCTGTTCAGCCCCCGTACCAGTCAGGGTCACGGTATCCCACACCCGGAACTCCGCCCCGATGCCCTCAGCGGTCACAAGGCAGTAGTCCAGCGGGATCACCGTCCAGTTGCCCGAAGCCTCGCTGTACACCTCCAGCGTGTTCTCTGCGGAATAGGGCTTGTCCGGCTCGTTCAACTTCAGAAACAGCTGGCCGTCCTGCGGGTGTTCCGGCTCCTTCGTGCCCTTGTCCTTCACCTCGTAGGTATTCCCCGAAGCATCACAGGGCGCAAAGCTCACGCTCAGGCTTCCCGCCTCCCAGGCAGCACCCAGCGGGGCCGCACTGCCGTCGGCCGTATCGAACGCCACCTTGTCCGGAAAGATCAGGATCTTTGTTCCGATGCCCACCATCGTCTTGCGGCTGTCTGCCACGGCATTTTTCACGGTGACGGGCTGGGCCGGGGCCTCGTCCGGGGTATAAACCAGGTCCTGCCCGCAGACGGTCAGCAGACCGTTCAGGTGATACATCCCGTTCAGCCCGGCCAGCTCCTGCAGCCTGCGGCGGGGCAGCCGGGTGCTCAGGGCCGGGAAATCCCGGGCCGAAAAATTCATTCCCCCGCTGTACTCAGCCTCGGTGCAGCCGTAGGTCTCGTTCAGGCCGCCAAAGGCCCGCAGCAGATCCCGGGTGTTCTTCCCACCGGTCCGATTTGTCAGAAGCATCCACTTTCCTCCCTTTCACCACCGCCACTGCGCACCGCGCTTCGGCTTTGCCCGCCGCCGCAGCCAGGCGCTCAGCTCGGCCAGAATGCTGTTATACCGGGCCTGCTCCCCGGCGTAACGTTCCGTCTCGCCCAGGGCAGCATCCAGCTTTGCGCAGAGGTAATGCGGGTAGAGCGCATCAAAAGGCACGGGTACCAGCAGCTCTACGGCATCGTCCAGACCGCCCTCCGCAGGCCAGGCAAGGTCTGCCCCCACTCCGGCCCGCAGCCCGCAGGCGGCAAACAGCAGGGCCCGCAGCATCCCGTCCTCCTCACAGAGCCAGCGCTGCCGGGTGCAGCTGTCCACCTTGCAGCCCGGCCGCAGTTCCTCGGCCCGTTCCAGAGCCTGTCCCACTGTCATGCTCTCACCCCGCGATCTTCTCGGCGGCGGCAATGCGGGCAGCGGTGCGCTCATCCTGCACCTGGCTGTGCTCCAGCACCTCTGCCACCTCGGGCGGCACTTCCACCTCCACGCCCCGGCGGATCTTATAGCTCACGCCGTTCACGCTCACAAACAGGTCGCCCTTGTACCGGCTGTTGTCCTTGAACAGCCGGATCCTTACGTTTTTCTTGTCGCTCATTCCAAATCCTTTCCGCCCTATCGGGCTTTGCAAAACTTTCCCGCCCTGCCAAAGGCTCCCCCTTTGGGGGAGCTGTCACCGAAGGTGACTGAGAGGGCGAGCCCGTTTTAATTCGCACTCGCATTCTCCGAATAACTGGATACGCTCTCAATGCGCACCATGTACTGCTCCACCAGACGCTCGGCAGCGCGCATCCCCTTCCAGCCCACGGAAGCGCGCTGGTTCAGCGGGTCGTCGCCATAACCCAGCTGCTTGACGATGTGTTCCAGGCCGCCGCCCTCCAGCTCGGTCACACCGTAGGCATGAGCACCCAGCACCAGCGTACCGAACACGGCCAGACCGCTGGGGCAGGTGGTGTCCTTCCAGATCTTGGCCTCGCTGGTCTCCACAAAGCGGATGTTGCCCAGCTTGCCGATCTCGCCGCGGTACATGGTCTCAGGGTCGGCATACTTGTGCGCCTCAATGAATTCCCTGCAGGTCTTCAGGTCATAGGCGGCATAGGGGTGGATGATGGCAATGTAGCTGTCACCGATGGGATCCGCGTTCATGGCACCCAGCTGCGCCGCCGCCCGGAAGAACAGTTTCGGGGTCAGGGTGCAGGTCTTGTCCAGCTCTTTGCGGCTCTTCACCTCCGTTTCGGTACCGTCTGCATTCTGCTTGGGGGCATACAGCACATTGGTGCCGCCCGCCAGCACATCACGGGTGATGCTGTCCATGGTGCGGCCCGCCTGGCTTGCCAGAACGCGGGTCGCCTGTACCACATTGTTGTCGATGGCCGTCATCTGCAGCACATCGGTGAGCGGGGTCCAGCCGCCGTACTGGTGCAGGTCGCTGGTGATGGTGGTCACGTTCAGGGTCTGGCCGTTGGGAGTCACGCCCTCGGTCAGCGGAGTATCGGCCTTGGGCAGGCTGTCGTACTTGCGGAACTCAATGGTCTTGCCGCCGTTCTGGGGTACGGGATAGTAGTCCGCGAACTGGTCATGCACCAGACGGGGCTCTGCCTGGTCGATAAGGCGCTTCTCGTAGAAGGTCTTCATCTCGTTGGTCATGGTGCCGGTGGTGTTCTGCAGGCTGGCAGAAGGGTCGGCAAAGAGCTGGAGGTTCATCTTCAGGTTGTAGCTTTTCATGTCATTTGTCCTTTCTGTATCAAAATTTTCAAAAACTGATCTTCACCCCGTGCATCGCACGGCGTTCCAGTGCCTCACGCTGGGCGCGGGTCATGCTGGCCACATCGGCCCGGGTGATGGCCGCACCGCCGGGGCTGGTACCGTTTTCCGCCGGGCGGGCCGAACGCTGGCGGATGCGCTCCACAACGCCCTGCTCCACGGTCTGGGCGGTCTGACGCAGAGCGTCGTTGTAGTGGGCCAGACGGTAGGCGTCACCCATCCGCATCCCGGGCAGCTCCATCAGGCGGCGCATCTCGGGGTTCGCCAGCTCCTGCTTGAGCGAAAAATCCGGCATATCCCGGCGAAGCATCGCCTCTTCCGCCGCCCAGCGGGCGTGGAGGGCGCGGACGGTGTTCGCGCCCTCTCTCAGGCCCGGGATGGGCGGCAGCGGCGCAGGGCGTTCGGGCGGTGCAGGACGCTCTTCCGGCTCCTGCACTGCTGCCGGTGTCGGCACATCCGAAGCTTCCCGGCCCTCATCCGCCTTCATAGTCCCGGAGGCGATGGCCTGCTGAGCCTGTGCATGGCTGAGGGCAGGAGCGGAGGGGGCGGCGGCATCGCCCTCTGCAAACATCTGCAGATCCACCATCGACTGTTCTCCCCTACCGCTCAAATCGGCGAAGCGGACATTGTCCGGGTAGCGTTCTGCCAGCAGGGCAAAGCCCGCCTTTGCAAATTCGAACGCCCCCTCCACCCACGGCTTCTGGGGTGCTGCCGCCGTCACGGCCAGACGCGGGCCGTCCGGCTCGTCCCACACGCCGCTCCTGGTGCCTTCCTCGCCCGCCAGCAGGGCGCAGAGGGTCTGCATCAGGGTGCTGGCCCCCGCACACACGATGTCCTGCCCGGCGGGGGCATAGCCCGCATGGCCCGAAGCTTCCAGCCAGCAGGTGGGGCCTGCCGGGCCGTCCAGCTCGGTGTAGTTTACTTTTATCATCTCATTTCTCCTTTCTGCGTCTTCATCGCCCTCGCCATCGCAGCCGTGCTCAGCTCCTGTGCCGGGCCGCTGAGCTTGGGGGCTTCGGACTTTTTCTGCACTTCCAGCAGACCCGTCAGCTGGGCCATCTGGGCCTGCATCCGGGCCAGCTGCTGGGCAAGGGTGCCGTTCTGGCGCACCCGCTGGCGAACCTTTTCGATGCCCTCAAAGTCCATCATTTCCAGCGCCGCCAGCGCGGCGTCGGCGTTGGCCGGGGCGAAAAAGCCCAGCTGATAGCACTCCTTGGCCGTCTCGTTCTGCGACAGGCGGGAGAAGGTGGACTTTTTCTCCGCACTCACCACGATGTCGAACACCGGCTCATGACTGCCCAGCTCCACGCCGCCCACGACTCTCGCAGGCTGGGCGCGGAGCACCTGGCCCGAAAAGCGGACGAACTCGCTCTCGCCGCTCTTGCCGGTGATGCGGAAGATGCGCTCCTCGTCGTAGAACTGCCTCATCAGCTCGATGATAAGGCAGCACTCTTTGGCAAATGCCCTGTAAGCGCTCTTGAGCATATCCCGGCTGAGCTTCGAACCCGCCTCCTGCAAGGCCGCGATGGCCGAAGCTGCCGTCACGCCGCCTGCGGTGCCGCCCTGGGTCATGTCGCGGTTTCCGCTGATCTCCTTCAGCTCCTCGATGCGGCTGTTACGGTAGCTCAGGCTGTTGCCCTGCAGACCCGCCGTCTGCAAAGGCCGGAAGCTGTCGTCGTTCAGCCGCCCCACCACATGGATGATGTCCCGCGACAGGTCCGTCAGTTCTTCCTCATTGACGCCCGCCGTGTCGCTCAGCACATACCGCTGGCGGGACGAGAGCAGGACGTTCTCGTCCATAGCGTGGTTCATCTTGTCGATGGCGGTCTGGCACTCCTTCATCACATCGATGTACCCGAAGCCCGCCGGGCTGTCCTCCTCCATGAACAGCGCGTCGAACACAAAGGGATACTTGCCGTGGTCGTAGAAGCCTCTTTCGGCCAGCGCCGGGTCGTTCTCGCTGGCGTAGAGCACCACGCCATTGCAGAACTTGCAGTAGTGCAGGACGCTCCTGCCCTCGGGGGAAAGCTTTTTGTAGTACCAGTCCACCACGACGCTCTTGTCGCTGGTATCAAGTCCGCCGTCGTGGATGTAATGCGGCACGTCCAGCACACTGGCAGTGTGTCCGGCCAGCTGGGGCCAGCGGCTTTCCAGCTGAGCCGTGTCGGCCAGACTCAGCGAGAAAAAGTGGGGCGACGCCTGAATATCGTCCACGCCCGGCTCCCAGTAGAGCATCAGCAGGTTCATGGGCCGGATGGCGATCTCGCCCACACCGCCCCGCTGCTCCGAATCCCAGAACACGCCTTTGACTCCGGTCCCCTGCTTGAGCTTGCGCCACCAGGTGTCGCTGTACACCTGCTCATAGTCCGCCTGTTCCAGCACCACGGGCAGCACGCTGGAAAGCGCCTGTGCCGCCGCCTCGTCGTCCTCGGCACGGGGCAGGACGTTGGGGCTGGGGTAGTTGTCCATCGCGTCGGCATGCTTGTTGGCGATGGAGTTGAACAGCCAGCCGCTGGACGGCTGGGGTTTGCCCTCCATCATGGGGTTCTGGTAGTTCTTCCAGTGTCCCATCCGGAACCACAGTTCGTTGTCCACCAAGCGCTTGTCCAGCGCGGCCTTGCCCGCCTTGTACCGCTGCAAGATCTGCGCGGCCTCAGCCACCTCTTCCGGCCCGATGGGCAGTTTTTCATTCATTTCGTCCAATTTATAACTCCTTTCTGCCCTCTGTCGTAGGGCGCTGTCGTTTCCGTTCTGTCGGGCTTTCTCGAAGTCAACCTCTCCGTCATCGCTGATGCGGTGCCACCTCCCCCACTCAGGGGGGGGCATGCG